GGTGGTAAGAATGAGTACTGCCGTCCGTCAAAGAGAGTATCGTCTAAGACACCAGTAACTAAATCAGAACTAAGTCCATCTAAATTGGCCGCAAAGAAAGCAGAAAAATCAAGAGTTGGTATGGGTAAAAGAGTTACTAACATCAAGAAAAAATGATGCAAGGCTTTATATTTGGGTTATTATTTGTTACCTTTACAATAGGAATCTCCTACATCATTGGAGAAATAATCGATAAACGAGATGCCAAAAAATAAGATTGTAGGTAAGAACAAAAGACCAGCTTCAAATAAAGCCACAGGACGCGATTACAGCTACGATAAAGAGTATCAGAAGGACAAGGTATCATATCGTCAAGAACTTAACTCAGAAGCGCGCAAAAGAGGTATTTACGGTAAACGTGCAACTAAGGGTGTTGACCTTTCACACAAAAAAGATGGCAAGATGGTATTAGAAAAGAAAAGTACCAATCGTGCTCGTCAGGGAAGCAATGGTAAATCTACCAAGAAGTCCTAAAAAGAAACCTCTCTCCAAACTTTCATAGCCTTTCCGTTCTGATAAATAATCATCGGGATTGTTTTCCTCTGAGGCGCAGCATCAACTTTCTTCTTGAGTTTCTCCATTAGATCTTTGTGATAGATTTCACAACCAACAATAGCATCTAATAAATCCGTGTTCTCTGTAATGTAAACCTTTGCCTCTTCGATTATCTGCAATATATAAACAGATTCGTAGTTTTTCCTCAAGTAATCAATCAAGTAGGCATTTGCCCTTTCTGCCGTGTGGTCATTCTTATACCAACCATAAGGTCTGTCTTTGCTGAAGAATGTTTTACCCAAGTTTTTCGGAGAAGGAGCCAGTAAGTCTTGGCGATTATTTGTTCGGTATGTGTCCAAGATAACACCACCTCGGTTAATCTCAATCATAACCTTAGCACCACCGAAGTAATCCTGTAGGTTGATGTTGTTTGCCATGATTAAATCTGGATCTGCTGCTCTTTCTTTGTAGAATCCGACATATGTATTGGTGTCTAAGTTCTTGATTGCTATACAGTTATCAGAACCGTCTCCAAGTTTAGATGAGATGAATGGAATCGGGTCCATCCCTGCGATGTATTTATGATTGGGATTGTATCTTTCAAGGAGTGTAAACTTTCCTTCTTTGTCAGGCTTAACTTGAAGGTCGCCACTCATATCTTTATAGATGATACATTTTTCAATCGGTGGGGGCTCAGACAAAATAATTCTTTCCTGTTGATTTAATTTGTGAATAACATCTATGGGTAAAGCACCATGAGCAGTAGAAGAAAACACTTCATTAATATCCAATGGATACTGTTTGATAAAAGAGTTTAAGAACGACTTATCATCAATTCTATCTAACTTCTCACGAGTCTTATTAATCCACTCAGTTGCACCCTCAATATCAGAATATCCATTAGGACAGAAGTTAAGAATCTTTCCTGTCTCTCTACCGTCTCCGTCAATCTCAGGGGCTTCCATGATACCCATATTTCCAGGAAGGAATACAGTCAACAGATTCAAGTTCTCTGCGTTCTTCCAAAGGTTGTTTGCGAGTTTCTGTCCGATTGATGTAGATTCACCCGCACTACCCCCAATTACAATGGGAGCAACCTTAACGAATCCTGATTTAACACTTGCCTGTGCAGATTTATAAACTTGGTCTGCTTTAGGGTGAAGGAAAGCCTCATCAAGAAAACAATGCATTGCACGATAGGCTTCCAATGCTGTTGGAGTATCAACTGTTTCACGAGTTACAATCTGAGAATCCAATCCACTAATCTCACCAGTCTTTTGGTCCTTTACCCCCATATGTAAATATCCTACCTGACGAGTAGAAATTACGCTTGGTTTGATATAGGGATCGAGGTTGTCGTAAATTACACGAGTCTTTTCTTTATACAAGTTCTCAAGACGAGTTTTATCTGCACTCGTGATGAGCGATGTAGAGCCAGGGTTTGTCATTGCAATCCACATCGGAGCAACACCACCGAAGATTAACGAAAGACCAATCTCACGCCTTTTACTTACAAACAAATCGTGATTAGTTCTACGGGCTTCTTCGTATGCTTCGTAGATTAGTTCATCTACATCTCGCCAAATAGGACGCTTTCTAAATCCACGAGCATCCTTAATGAAACATTGTGTCAATGCAAAGTAATGAATACCAGTCAGTCCATCTCTGCCGTCAATCCAATACTCTCTTTCGTTACCCCACCAAATATCTTTTTCTTTCTTTGTAGCGTGGGGGTCAAGAGCATACTTCGCTGCCCATAAATCGTATTCAAACCTTGAGGCTTTTGTCATCTTTTCTTTCCTATTGTTCTATCCAAGAATGAAACACCATCATCAATGATATCTTCCTCTGGGTAAGCTTCTAACTTAGCCAACTTCAATGACTTGTTAATCTTATCCCCAGCCTGTAGTAGTTGGAAAAGACCCTTTTGATAATCATCATCAAGGTTGAGGGTCTTGTCCTTTACTGCATCCATTAACTGTTTTGAGGCAGATACCAGCGTAGAATAGAAATCTTTAGCAGGATCTGAGTCCTGTAATCTTATTCTTTCAATTGCATCTGCCTCAGATATTCTATTTTCCTTTAGGAACTTTTGGAGTTTTTCCATCTTTGATAGACTTTATCTTTTTCTTTTGGCTTTCTATTTGCTTTTGTGCTTTGTTTTTAGCCTCATCATTCTGAGTCTGCTCATAGAATTCCCACCAACCGAAAAGTTTTTCAAGTTCTTTTACTTCGTTATTTATATTCGCCATAAGTTTATTGCTGTTTTCCAAAATTCTAAATCAAATTGAAGCATATCTCCCTCAATTATTTCCCACTTCAAAGACTTAACCAGCTTGAAAAGGTTTGCCAGTGTGTGTAGTTGTGATACTGATGGGTTGCTCACGTACTTGTACTCTCCATTTACTCCTCCGTGAATTGCGAGATGAATTTCAGTCTGAGGCTTCAGAACATGAATCTTTCCTTCTCTATCAAGAAAGTGAGTAAACAAATCTTCAGTATGACCCAATCCCCCTATATGAAAAGTAGGGGTGTCAAGTTTTGGTTTCTTACGAGCATACTCCAAGACCTCAGTAGCAACTAATCTATCTTCGGGTCTTGTGTATGTCCAATAGACGTAGAGTTTCATAATTTAGACCATAGGGGATCTTGAGTAAAAGAAGTAACCTTTAATGGTTCTTTAGCATAAACAGCATCAGGATGCACGAACTCCTTTGGTGTGTTATACTCAATCATCTTTTGAAGATACCACTGGGCTTTCTTCAAGTCTTCTACTCCGCCTTTCTCTTCACATCTCCATAAGTACTTGATTATGTTTGCAGTACATACTGCATCCAATCCTGATTTGTTAACGGTTGCTGCTTCGAGAGCATCGATGCATTCAACTTTACCTTGTCTATAATGCGATGGGTTAATGTTGTCTTTCATATTACAAAATTTGTCCATTGATAATCTTAAAGTTTTCTACATGAAAAGAAAGGTCTTCATTTACAGTCACATAAGCAAATCCATTTGCCCATTTGGTGAAAGCATAGGGACGATAGTCGGGGCTCAGATTACACAAACAACCCATTGACCAAACTCCAACCTGTTCACCTCTTAGATTACTTTCAGAGTGGTGAGAAACTTGGTGGTAATGCCCTACAATTGTAGAAGCCTTTGCTTTCAAGAACATACCACGAGCAGGGTTTACTGGTGAGAATACACTCTCGCCCAATTCGTGTCCGTGCAATACAACAAGATTTCCTAGATTAATCATCTCTCTATTCACAGGAATGATTCTATACTCGTCTAATCGCAACAATGATTCCAAACTGATGTCGTTAAGGTCAGCCAACTCACGAGCATTTCTCAATACGTAGGCTCTCATACGCTCCTCGTGGTTTCCTATTTTGTAGAAGATTGCTTGTGTTGGAAACAACTCTCTCAAATACATGAAGAAGTTTCTTCCCATTTCTAACTCTTCTGAAATCTTAGGTCTGCGAATCTCCTTAGAGAAACGAGATACATCGTAACAATCTAAAATATCTCCATTGAGGATGATTGTATCTACCTCATGAGATACTCCGTATTCTAATGCGGCAGCAAGTGCATCTTCGTCATGGAAAGGCAAATGGATGTCAGAAAGAATTAAATACTTTCCTTTTCCCAAATTCACAGGCTCCATGTTTTCAGCCTTAGATATAATGTTTAGTTTTGCTAATCCCTCTTTTACGGATGACTCCTTAACTTCTGTTATGCGTCCAGCGTTAATTCCGCTTATGGCACTTTGGTTTCCAGAAAGTCCTTTGTAATATCTTATCCGTGAACGTGCTGCGTCTACATCGGTAAATAGTCCTTCTTCTCGTGTAAAAATCATACTTGCTAATGTTTTGTTTGGCAAGTCAGGGAATTGTGCGATATAGCTTAACACTATATCTTGCTTTGTGGTTTTCATTTCTTTATGAATATGGTTGCAATAATACCAATTAAAAATGAGATAACCAAGTACCACCAATTGATGACGGTCTTTGTATGAATTCTTCCTGGAACCTTTACCTCGTAAGGTATTGTATCTCTGTAAGTTATGGTATCGGGTTTAACTGTTACCCCGAAGAAGTTGCCTTTCCTTTCGATGATTAGTTTTTTGGTTTCAATGATTGTATCGTGTTCAATAATGAATGAATCTCTGTATTCGGGCACAGGTACTTTAACTTCCTTGATAATTGTATCCTTTACGATTACAGTATCGGTCTCAACCAAATAGGGATATTTGTTTACCAATCGGTCATATCTTTTCTTCGGAGTTCCACACGAAATTACCGTAATGCACATTGCGATAATAAATAGATTTTTCATAGTTTTCATAGTGCAAATATAAGGTTTATAGTTATATATCTACTATAAACAAAAACCCACACTACTGTCAAATAATGTGGGTCTTCTCGGAGAATTACCGAACTATGTCCAGTAAATTAACATAAAAACTGGACTTAAGAAATCTCGCAGGCACCGCCAGCGCAAGCTGCTTGGTCAGTCAACGTAGTGTTGTCGCTCATCTCTACAATGTTTGCGACATTGATTGAACTCAGACCCTTAGACAATTCTAAGTAAGTAGCCTCATCGATTGTCTCAAAGGGAGTCTGTTGGTATGAGCCTAGATCTTCAGGAAGGAAAGAGAGACCATTGTAGAAGTTCTGATTCTCCCACAACCACTCACCTACCTGTGCCCATTCGTCTTGCTTGATGGTTACAGTTGCACTTACGTTATGTGTATTGTTGCCGGAAATGTGTCCAGGTTGAATCCAATTCTGATGTAAGTATTTCACTCTTTCCAAAAACGAGAGGGCGGTCTCAGAACTCCTTGTAATCGCTCCCTTAGGTGCAGCCACAGGAATAGAGATAACTGCCTGAGATTGAGGCTTCATCACATCATCTTCAACCAAAGTAGGATGGTAGAGTGATAAGTAAGTATACATCGCCTCATTCTTACCTACACGGATTCTACGAATGTAGTACTGATCGTGCCAAGCGTGTACGCCTGATGAGGTTCCGAGTACCAAAGAAGAAGTTCCCGAAGGTTTTACACAAGTAATACGAGCAGCACGATTGATTCCAATCTTTTCAGAGAACCACTCGTTTGCCAGTTTAGCAACTCCTGTAGCCTCAGTCAAATCTAATTTCAAAACTGCTCCGCTTGCGATACCTGTCATACCGATTCCCAATAGGGCCTCAGCTTCTGTTGTCTTCTTCCACACGCTACGCAAGTAATGGAAATCAGTGTAAGATGCTTGCAAAGTTCCGATAATCGCAGCATAGTGAACACGAGTATCAAAATCATCTTGATCTACAACATCAGAAGCATTGACTTCCACCAAGTTACAGAACTGAAATGAGTTGAGGGCAATCTCACAACAAGGATTAGTTCCCATCTCAATATCATTGGAGAAATAGAAACCAGGCTCACCTGAGTTACTCAACTCAACTTTCTTCCAAAGTTCCAAGAAAGACTTCTTATCAACATCCCCATTTCTTTCGATTACTGCACTATTATTGGCACGACCACGCTGAGGATTCAATTCCCACCAATTACCAAACTTGCAGGTCAGCATATCCTCATCATCATGATCAAACAGGGCAATCATTGCAGATCTACGGATACCACCACTCAATACAGCATCAGCGATGTGACACAGAATATCGTGACAATCTACAGAGGTAAGTTTCTCACCGTCTTGTTTGCGGTCAAGGATAGCCTCAATGTGAGCTAAGCACATCTTCAATGGCTCAGGTCCTGGAGCAACTCCACCACTTGTAATTAATCTTTCTCCTTTGGCACGGATAGCACGATAATCAAACGTGGGTTTCCAAGTGCTGAGACCGAAGTAGGCCTTCATCAATACTTTGATTGAATCAGCCCAACCCTCGATTGAATCAGAAATCAAGTATCTTCTGTTACGTTCTGCTTTCTTAATCTTGGGCAAAGCATTGATGTGATTACGCTGAACAGAGTAACCTACACCTGTGCCCGATAAGAGAAGAAACATTGTCTCATTGAATGCACGATAGTCATCAACGTGCAAATAAGAGCAGTTAAAAAGTCTAGTATTATTTACCTCGATTGGCTTACCTCCGAATTGAAGTGAACGCATTGAAGGGAGAATCTTTTTGGCATAAACCAATTCGTAAGCCTTCTCGATAGTCTCGCTCAGTTCAGGAAACTTCTTTAAGTGCATTTCTTTGTTGCGGTCTACGAGTTCAGTCCAAGTTTCCCTGCGACCCAATTCAGGTACGTATTTGGCGTATTTCATCCAAACCGTGATGTCCGATAGTATAGCGTGATTTAGTTCCATATTAGAATGTTTTTCCGTGTTTGTAGCCTCTCAATTTGTTGTAATTAATCTTGAGGAGAATGTGTGTTTCCAAATCTATGCCAAGTCCTCCACACAGGTCAAACAGGCGAATTACTGTGTCGGTAATCTCATCCTCGAATGAATTTTTGACATGGCTTTCGAACTCATGCTTGAAAGTCTCAGCATCCATTGGGTGTGGGTCTTCTACATAAGCATTATAAAGTGAGGCCACAATGTCAGGACTTGACTTGTGTTCTTTGCGGAGTGCTTCTAAAGCCTCAGATAGTTCTGATACTGTCAGCATCAACAGTTCAGGTAAGTTGCGTTCTGAGTCCCAGAATCCTTTTTCTTTTGCGGTTGCGTGTGACAACTCAATTAATGTATTGATATTCATGTGTTTAAAATAAAGTTAATTGTTGTGGTTCAATCTCATCGATAATCTTTTTGCATTCGATACCGAAGAAATTGTAATCTATTTGGTAGTCTTCCCAATTTTCCTTTTCCTCGAAGTAGTTACACTCTCGTGCAAATCCTCCTGCCAAAAGGCTATTGAGTCGTCCGTCAACATTTTGTTTGAATACGGAGTCTCCCGTTGTAGTCGGAAGAAAGCGCATAACTTTGCCAAGATTCTTGATAACCTTTTGGCCCTCTTCAACCGTGTGGACTTCTGCGTGCCAACCCCTAGTCGCCTTATATCTTCCGAAAAAATCATAAATGTTACGTGCTTCAAAGATAGTATTTTTAATTGGAATTTTAGATACGAAATACTTTTCTAATGCCTTTGGTACAATGAGGTAAGAGTTGTCTTTATGCCAGTCTTTTTCTGTCTCAAAGATGCCTTTCTTCTTGACTTTACCCTCTACTGACTCGGCTAAATAATTATTAACATCTCGTATGATCATTTGTTTATACTTGCAGTCTTCAAGAATTAATCCTGTGAGTTTCATAAAGCGTTGATTTATCTCCTCAATTCTTGGTATGCTTTTCTTGTGAACTCTTACCGTGAGACCATCGGTGTTAATCTGCAACAGCTGAACATTCTTTGCGTTTGTCATGTATGCCTCAGCCAACATCGTAAGTAGTAGTTGTCCGTTAACTGTAATGCGATAGAAATAATACCTATCAAAGAACGCACTTGTTGATTCTCCAGTCTTTCCAAAGATTCCATTCAATGCAAGTTTCAATCCTGCCTGAACAACATCGTCTCCTTCTTTCTGTGCCTTCACTCGGTCATCAAATATCTTCCTGTATGTGTCAATGAATACTTCTTGTGGAATATGCTTGGGGTGAAAGTTATTTGTGATTGCGATGTTTGGGTAATAAGACTTTACATCAAAGTCAATAATCTCATACTCATCGTTGGCTTCGTATTTGCCCGCAGGAATACATCCATGAATGCCACCTACTCCGTAATGAAAGTGAAAGCCCTTGAAGATTACAGTATGTTTGAACTTTGTATCTTCTGTGACTACGGTTCTTTTGATTGAATCTAACAGGTATTGAAACTCTCTGTTCTGAAACTTGATATAAGGGATAACACAATCTTCTAAGTAAACAGCCTTATCGTAACGAACTCTTTCTTTCAAATCTTTCTTATCTAATCCACTGGCTGCTTTGATGTATCGTAGGAAGATTTCTTCTCCGATTGACACATCAGGTCTATTTAAGAAGTTTGCCTTGTACATTTTTGAGAAGGCTTTGCGAAACTCTATCTTTTCGGCACATAAGAAATAAAACTTACGGGTAGAAAGAACATCGTTCAAGTTGTACGATAGTACACTTTCTACTTGATCTTCGGTAATCTCCTGCTCGTGGCTGATAGGCATTTCTTGCACATTGTACCAACCCATAGCAACCTGTAAGGATTTGAGTGAGGTACGCCTAGCCTTGTTGTTGTAGTGATTAATTAGATAAAGGTCGAGTTGATTCTTCATCTTTGTTCGTGGCTTCTCGTTATCTTCTTTCGTGATAAACTGTTGCACGAATATGTAAATCGAATAGGCTACATTATGACCAGGCATGTCTTTGTATCTGTCAAGGTTGTCAACAATGTGGTCCAATACAACAGCATCAAATCCTACATTGTTAAAGCCAACCATTGTCATGGGTTGGTCGAGATACTCAACTAACTTTTCTGCATCGTTGTTCCAAGGCGAGATTGTGAATACAGTTGGGGTCTCAGAATCCTCTTCTATATCCGTATAGGAGAAGAAGTTCCTCATTGTTTCAATATCATAGATTACTGTTTTCATCGAATGTTAAATAGCTTTGTGAATAAAGGATATCAAGTAGTCGTTCAAATCTACCATCTTCCGAATAGCGTCCTGTTAATTTATCAAAATTGTACTCTACTGAACCAAGTTGTCCTCTGAAGTGATACTTCATCTTCTGTACGTGTAACGATACAGTGTGGTCTTGTGTTTGGTCTGTGTAATCTCGGTGAATAGCAATACCCACATCGGGAGCATTGAAGAAGTGAGAACTCTGTGCGATATCGTATAGTCTCGGTACAGCGTACTGACCATTGCTCTTCTCCATCTTGCGAGGGTGAGCAGCCAGTGTGATGTTGATATTGTATTTCAGTGCTGTCTTCTTCATCTTACGAAGCATCTCACCAATTCTTTCGTGGGCACTTTCTTCTTTGCTCTGAGTGTCGATGTAGTTGAACGGGTCAATACATAAACAATCAATCCCGTATCGCTTAATCATCGTAACGGTCAAGTCTAAGATATGGTTGAGGCTAAACTCTTCCATTTCTTCTACATTAAAGAAAAAGAAATGCTTGTCCAACTTAGCCATGATAACCTTAATCTCTTCGGGTGTCATCGTTGACAATGCCTTGCCTGAGATTTGTTCAGCCATACGAGAAAGTTTAAGTGGTGCTACGTTCTCAGGTGAGAAGATTGCAAACTTCCAATCAGATATAATCGCAAGACGTGCGTACATGTAGTCCAACCACGTGCTCTTACCTGAGTTGTGAACCAAAACAGGGAGTGAATTTGTAGCCAAATAGTAATTATGATTTCCTTCGACTGTTAAATCATAAACTTCTTCACAATCAATTACTTCTATTGATGATATGTCTTCGAGTTTTAAGATAGATGCTTCCATGTTTTTCTTTGTACTAATCTTTTTATTACGTGAAATGTAGTGTTATACTTTTCTGCTAGTTGTTGTTTTGTCATTCCTTTTTTTCCTTTCTTTCCAAATTCATAATTGGTTAATATTTCTTTGACCTGATCATCGGTTAGTGTTGCACAAGGATTCTTTTCTCCTTTGTTTGAAGACAATCCTATGTTAAAAGAATGCTTCATGTTTTCTTTTTGTGTACACCATTCAAGATTAATTACTCTATTGTCATTTCTTATCCCATTCAAGTGATTAACACTTGGCTTTTCTTCTGGGTTTTCAATAAACGCAAGAGCAACTAATCTGTGAACTTTGACCGTGTGAATTACACCATCATCTCTCTTTAACATTGTTCTCAAATAGCCAGAACCATCGAGGGCAGGTTTCATAATTGCTTCTCTTCCTAGATTCTTCCAATTGAATGTTTTGATTTCTCCGTAGTTCGAAATTTCATACGAACTGTAGTTAGGTATTTTTTTCCAAATCTTCTCCATTCATCAAAGGTACAATAAAATCTTTGATTTTCATATACCCCGTTCCAGTATAAAATTCATGATTCTCAGTAACCTTGATTATCGTACCGTCCTTGAGTGTAATTTTAAACATTCTATCGGGAGTAGTTTTGTGAATAGGGGTAGCCAAAACATATTTCCATTCGTTGATGTCTTTCTCTTCGTTGTAACTCAAAGCATAGTCGCCAACTTTTATTTCAGAAATAGGAATTACTCCTCTCTTGGTGTGCACCAATTGGTCTTTGTCAAAACAACCTGGCACACCCGTAAGTACAACAAGTTCTCCCTTGTTCCAAGTTAAGTGCTTGTCTGTCTGTGTCATAGCAACAGTTTCGCCTCTTGGGTAGCCAGATCTTGAGAAGTCAACTACTTGTTGAACATACTCGGATGAGCGAGCAATCTCCTTGATTGGAATGGGTTGGGCCTCAGAATA